ATGTCGAACGGGCCATGGACAGATGCAGAGAACGACCTGATCGTTGCGGATTACTTCGCGATGTTGGCTGCGGATGTCGCGGGCAAGCCTTACAACAAGGCCGAGCACAATCGCGAACTTCAGGCCCGCATCGACCGCAACCGCAGTTCCATCGAGTTCAAGCACCAGAACATCAGTGCAGCATTGCAGGGGCTCGGTGAAACGTGGATCCCCGGCTACAAGCCTGCCGTCAATTTGCAGATGACCCTTGTCGATGCTGTGGCGCGCTGGCTCGCGCTCAATCCGGCCTGGTTGGGCCGGACGCCAGGCGCGCGCAAAGCGACGGGTATGGCCGATATGGCCCGGCTTTGGATCGGACCGCCACCAACGCTTTCGAACCAGCCCCCACCTGCCGAGCTGGATCAGATGCTGCACATCGCCCGAAAGTTCGATGTGGCCGAGCGGGATGCCCGCAACCGCGCCCTTGGCCGAGCTGGAGAGGAACGGGCGCTGGCACATGAAAAGTCTGCTCTGGCCGATGCCGGGCGAAGCGATCTGGCCCGCAAGGTGCGCTGGGTGTCGGAAGAGGATGGCGACGGCGCGGGCTACGACATCGAGAGCTTTGCTCCGGACGGGCGGCTCCGCCTGATCGAGGTGAAGACGACGAATGGCTGGGAACGAACGCCCTTCCACATTTCCCGCAACGAACTGGCCGTTGCCGAGGAACGGCGCGCCGATTGGTGCCTGATGCGGCTGTGGAATTTCTCACGCGAACCGAAGGCATTTGAGCTGCGCCCGCCGCTGAACGCACATGTATCACTGACCGCGACCAGCTTTCAGGCTAGCTTTCACTGAGCGGTCAGTCGAACACTCGCCCGGGCTGATCGGCCCATGGCAACTCTGCCACCCCGCACAGGTCCTTGAGCGTCAGCACCGTGGGTTCACGCTGCAGGACCAGCCGCTCCAACACCGATGGCGACAGCCATGCCAGCCGAATTATGCGGCTGACATAGCGGTCGGAGAAACATTCTTTGGCGGCCAGATCCGCCAGCGTGGTGACTTCGCCACGTTCGATCAGTTGTCGCCAACGCCAAGCAAGACCGATTGCGCGCAGGACGTGTGGGTCCTGCCCTCGCTCCATTTCGACCTCCACCTCTTTGGGCGGCAGGATGCGCGGGCGGCCGCCGCGCTTGCGGATGGTCAGCGGGATGTGGATGCGCAGCGTGTCGTTCATCATGCCACCTGCTTTCTCGGTGGTGCGACCAGGGCAGCGATTGCCCCAAGACCCTCGTGGCGCAGATCGACGGCCAGCCCCGCCTCACCCACCGTCACACGGGCGACCAGCAGCTGCACAACGCGCGCTTGTTCGGCCGGGATCAGCGCCGTCCACATCTTGTCGAACTGGGCCAATGCCGCTGTCACGTCCGCCTCGCCAAGGTCGGGCCGATCCTTGCGCAGCACCTTAGCGACGCGATGTGCGGCTTCCGGCGTGCGCAGCAGGCGGCGAATCTCGCCGATCACCGCATCCTCGACCATGCCGCCCGGCAGGCGCTGAGGGCCGCGCAACACGGCATCAGGCCGCTTCTGGATGACGTCCATCGAGACGTAGTAGCGGTAGAGCCGGGTGCCCTTCTTGGTGTGATGCGGGGTCATGGCCACGCCGCTCTCGGTGAAAACCAGCCCTCGCAGCAGGGCCGGTGCGGGCGCCCGCGCCACGGCGATCCGAGCGACACGGTTGTTGGCCAGCACATCGTGGACCTGCGCCCATAGTGCTTCATCGATGATCGCTTCATGCTCACCGGGGAAGGCTTCCGTCTTGTGCACGGCCAGCCCGCGATAGACCCGGTTGTGCAGCAGCTTGTAGAGGTAGCCCTTGTCGAAGGACTTGCCCTTCTTGGTCTGGATCCCGCGGGTGTGCAGCTCATCGATCACCTGCGTCGTAGAGCTGGACCGCGCGAACAAACGGAAGATTTTCTGCACCGCCTCGGCCTCGGCCGGGTTCACGACCAGCTTGCGGTCCTTTACATCATAGCCCAATGGCACCGGCCCACCCATCCAGATGCCCTTTCGGCGCGAGGCGGCCACTTTGTCGCGGATCCGCTCACCGATCACCTCGCGTTCGAATTGCGCGAAGGATAGCAGGATGTTCAGCGTCAGCCGTCCCATGGATGTGGTGGTGTTGAAGGATTGAGTGACCGAGACGAACGTGACGCCGTTGCGGTCGAATATCTCGACCAGCTTGGAGAAATCCATCAGCGCGCGCGACAGCCTGTCGATCTTGTAGACCACGATGATGTCGATCAGCCCGTCCTCGATTTCGGCGATCAATTGCTTCAGCGCCGGGCGATCCAGATTGCCGCCGGAAAAGCCGCCGTCATCATAACGGTCGCGCAAGCAGACCCAGCCCTCGGCGCGCTGGCTGGCGATATAGGCCTCGCAGGACTCACGTTGCGCATCGAGGCTGTTGAATTCCATGTCGAGCCCTTCCTCGCTCGACTTGCGGGTGTAAATGGCACAGCGAAGGCGACGGACTGGCTCGTTTTTGGGTGGCTTGGTCATCGGCTGAACCCCGCACTTGCGCCGTGAGCGAGGCCGAAAAATTTCCATCCGTTCCGGTTGGTGCCTGTGATCGCCCGCGCCGCAGCAGAAAGCGACTTGAACCGCCGCCCCTGCCATTCAAACCCATCGGCGCGAACAGTGACGGAGTGTTCGACTCCCTCCCAATCCCGGACCAGCCGGGTGCCCGGCATCGGTCGGCGCGGATCTGCCACCATCGGCCCCGGCGCACCGTTGGCGACCTCGTCAGCCAGCGCATCCAGCGTGCGCCGCGCCTCACGGCCCAGCCCACCTAGAGCCAGTTCCTGCAAGCGATAGCCAAGCCGCAGCTCCAAGTTCCCCCGGCTGGCATTCGGGGCTGGCGCATCGAAGATAGCCGCCCACTTCGCCTGAAGCTCCGGCACCGTCATTGCCCTGAGTCCGGCTAGTGCGGCCACGACGTCGATGAGCTCCGCCTGGTCGCCCAGTCTCGGCTTCTCCGCTGATTTCCTTGTGTTTTTCGTCATTCGTCGTCTCCAACTCGGGTTCGCAACTGTTGACGACGACGGCGTGTCAGGGCAAGGATGTCCAGCGAACTGTCTCCAAGGTTCGGAGAATTTTCGTTTATTCGCCGTGGGTTGGAGCGAGAAATGGCCATAGCGAGGATTGCAGCCAATTCTGCCAGCCGCTCTTCTGTAGTGAGCGTGTCAAGTGGTGCTGCAACGCTGATGGTGGTGCCGGGCATGGAGAGCGAACCTCAAGAGGCGGTTCGCTCTTTGGTGGCCTGATGCAAGGAACGTTTTCAAGTCAAAACAATGGGTTGTCGCAGTACCAAGTAGCTCAGCGCGCACATGCGTTATGGATTCGTACCTATTCACTTTAGGACTTTGCTTGAGTAGCCTCTGAGAATGAGGCACCCTCCAAAAAACGAACAAGAGCGTGAGCGTAATGAAAAGTCTCTTCCCTTGGTTCTTTGTAACCGATGCTGACTACGCCAAGATTTGGCAGAATGGCATTCTGACGGTAGATGCGAACGTTCTGCTCGATCTGTACAGATACCACACAAGTACACGGGACGCACTTCTCGCAGCGTTAGAGTCCTTCAAAGGTCGAATCTGGATTTCGCATCAGACCGCAAGTGAATTCTTGAGGAATCGAAAATCTGTAATTGTGGATATGACGCTCGACTTTGAAAGATCGTCGAAGCCAATAGATGATCTAAAGAAGGCGATTCTGGATGCAAATGACCGGCTGAAATCCCACCGTGTCATTCCAAAATCAACAATCGAAGAATTTGGGTCTGAGTTAGACGCAGCAATCACAAAGATTTCAAAAGCAATCTCAACAGAAAAATCAAACGCACCCGACTACCTCACCACAGATCAAATCCTTGATCGCCTTATCAAATTACTTGAGGGAAATATTAGTGGTAAGCCAGGCGATCTTGATGATGCACTGAAAGAAGCCACTAGGCGGAAATCAGGGAAAATTCCGCCAGGTTATATGGACAAAGACAAGGATGGTGACAGGCACGCTGGCGATTACTTTATGTGGCGCGAGATTCTTAGCTTCGCCAAAGCTAAGAAGATGCCGGTTATTTTCGTAACGTCAGAACGCAAAGAAGACTGGTGGGAGATAAAAAGCGGTCGGACGCTCGGCCCGCGCCACGAACTCCTTCAGGAAGCTCAGGAAACATCAGGCCAAGGGTTTGCTATATACCACACGGATCGATTTCTAGAGTTCTATGAGAAAAGCAAAGGACAAAGTGCCAGCACCGAAGCATTGGCAGAGATCCGTGAAATCGCTGAAAGTCGTGAGGCTTCGAGGCTTCCGGCAGTATCTGTCGTTCAAGAAGTTTTGGCCGCTGACGAGCAGAGCAACAAAGGAATTCTTCACGTACGCCTAGCGAGACCAGTACGGAACTTTACTGGTAGCGGGCATTTCGAGCCAAGACTTCGACATGCGCCACGGCTTGAAGTCAAAGTGATTTCTACTCCGGAAGGAGTTCCTGACATTAACATACGCGCGAACACAGGTACTAACTACGACTTTAATGCGCACATTCACGCCTTTGGAAACGGGAGCACACTGCCGCCAGGTGAATACCTTATTGAATACTCCGCAATATGCTCAGACATCGCAGTGTCGTAGCAGTTGATGGCCATCGGCGAATATGCATTCATTCTTTCCCAATCGGGTGCGAACCAATATTGAGAGATTTGCGCTCCCTCTCATTCCTTCTTGCCTCACCTGAATTCAATGCCGCGTAGCTGGTTGCACCAGCCCATCCGTCCGAAGCCGCAGCGAAGCTTTCCACAGCGGCGTCTTTGTAAACAGGTTGCGTTCATTGCTCATAAGCCCCTTGGCCCGGTCCATGTGCAGCAGCCCCGTCCAGCAGAGCGGCCGTAGCACCTGGATGTAAAGGCTGCTCAGAATGTTGTCGAAATTTCCCTTCGGGCCGGGCTCGCCGAACAGCACGCGGCGAAGATCGGCCCCAGAGGCACCGTTCTCGTTTTCGACGTTCATCACGTTCAGGAAAACGTCCCAGTTCCGCAAGGTGGGGTCGTCGTCAAAGCGTGAGAACCGTGCATGGTTGACCTCGAAAAGATAGAACGGCGTGACGATTCCGAAGGTCTGCCCCGGGTGCCCAACAAGCGTTTGGCCCGCCTTGCTCAGCTTGATCTCGCCCTTACAATGCCGCCCGATTTTCATTGCGATCATCACATCGTGCAGATCCATCAGCGGACCGAAATCTATTTCGTTCAGTACCTTGTTGACGGCGAAGAGGTCGGCTTCGGTGTGGCCGGGCCCTTCGAATTCACGCGCGGCCCAGTGCACGAACACCCGCTTGAACGCCTTGGAGGGCGTCAACCCGATCGAGCCGTGCTCACCGAGGTAAGCGAAGGTCTTTTCCAGCCCACCCACGATAGGCGAAAGAGCGAGCGCCGGATTGGCATCATCGATATCGAGGAATTCAATCAAATCAGCCCTCCTGGTCGCGATTCTGGTGATCTAGCGCCTACTTCACGCGATGAGCGGCGAACAGTCGTTCGAAGAACGCGGCTATCATCTTGTCCACCGAGTCGTGACCCGTCCCATTCGTTTGCAAAAAGTCCGCACCCCCAAAACGGAAGACTTCGTAGCCTCGGATCCGCAACGCGCGATCGGCCTCGACCATCCGCGCGTACCTTTGTGGGTCGGCTCGGTCACCGTCCGCGTAGTGATGTTTGCCGTCTATTTCGATGACGACACGTTGTCGGCCCGGCAAGAGCATGAGAAAGTCCATTCGTTGTCGGAAGAGAGCTTGCTTGTCCGGAAGTCTACTGACGATTTCGGGGTCGTAGTGGAGGTAGACCTGCGGAACGAGCGCTGGCAGGCGTTCACCAAGTTTCTCTGAAAAGAGCCGAAAGTACGCAGCGAAGAACTGTTTTTCTGGGCCATCGTCGAGAGAAGCGATGAGCCGTTTTCCCAGTGCGGTGCGTGCCTCCACCAAATCGGAAATGCTTTCGCGCTGCATCCACCAGCGGACAAGATCAAGCCATGTGAGTCCATTTCCGATCGGCAGGTCAAATATGAGGCAGCTTGCCGCGTGGTCGAGGACGACGATCTCGTTATCAATGGCGTCGGAGAAACCAAGCCTCGGTTTGGGTCCAATCGAAGCAAAAATCAGGTTCTTCGGTCGGCCTTCGACGCCGCGCCGAACTGGCCGAACCGAGTATGTTGCGCGCCCGGAAACTTCTCCGGTTCGGGCCACCTCATATCCATCAATTCTCAGGATTTCAGAAAGGGCGATTGCCAGCGCGTCTTGATCGTCCGCATCACGTATTCTGGGGTCGAGGGTCGTCTCAACGAGAAGTGCAAAGCGCCGTGTTGGGCAAACCGTCGCGCCTACAAACTCGAAGACATCTCGCGCGTTCCAGGCCGGTTGGGGGCCGGTCGCATTGATCCGGAGCTCGTCGCCCTTGCTTGGGCCAAAGAAGTCCGCAGCACTGCTCAAGTCGAAAAGCGCGTCGATTATTTCAGGTCGAATTCCTTTTCCGTGCATCCGAGTGCCGAGGAGATCAGCTACCCGATCGCGTGTAATTGTACTGATATCCGGCTGCCCCTCGTCTTGAAGCCTGAAGACCGCATCTTGGAGCGGAATGTCTTTCGTCTGCTCTGCAAGCTCTAGCGCTAGTTGAAGTGCTTTCCGCTGTGGCAGGCCGGCAAGCGTGTTGCGGGCGACCGTCTTTTTGCTGTCCCCTTCGACCAAGGGAACTAATCGGCTGGTGAAGAACGCATCGATGTCCACCCCCCGCATGGTGTCCCTGAAGCGGCAACCTGCCGCTTCCAATATGTCCTCTAGTAGGTTCTTGCTCTGCATGTTTGCGCCAGCCGTGGAAACCATGAGCTCAAATCTCCCGCGCGAACCAGCGGATGCGACCGATGATGTTGATCTCCTCGGCGCTGCGCTCGTAGGGGGTGTAGAAGCCGTTGTCGGAGATCACCCGTACGGCAGGCGGATCACTGTTGGGGATGTGCTCCAGCCGCTTGGCCACCAATCCCATGCCGTCGTCCAGCACGAAGATACCCGGTGGGTTCGGCGCGCGGCGCGTCATGTCGACCAGCACCGTGTCGCCATCAAGCAGTGTCGGCGCCATGCTGTCACCTTCGACATGCATGATGCGCAGTTGCGACGGGGTGGCCTTGAGGCTGCCCTTTATCCAGGATCGGCGGAAGTGGTAGGCGCGGCCGGGCGTGTCCTGGTCTTCGGTCACGATGGCGCCGCCCCCCATCGACGGGCGCGGGCTGGCATGGGCTATTGCCACGAACGTCTCGTCGGGGTTTTCAATGAAAGGCGGCTCGCCCTCGACCTCTCCGATGCCGTGGATCAGCCAGTCCCGCTCCACTTTCAGCACGCGCGCGACATCGGCCAGCCGGTCGATTCCGGGGCGCACGGACCTGCCGCGCAGGATGTCATAAACAAAGGATCGGTTCACCCCCGCCATCTCGGCGACATGGGCGGGGCTCAGGCCGAGTTGCTGGGCGCGAGCACGCAGCCGGTCGGAGAGCGTGTGATGTTCAGTCATTTTGTCCCCAAGGGGCTGTGGATCAAATAGGATAAAACAGGATTGCTTGGAGCTCGTCAAGCCATTAGAACAGAAGGTAAACAACCAGTGCGGGATTCGAGGGGTCATCATGGAGATCGAGAAGGCATATTTTACCCTCCCGGAGATCCTCGACCGCTGGTCGATTTCTGAGGCTGACCTGGTCTACCTAGCCGAAAACGACAAGCTTCGGCTGTCGGTGCGGGTATTTGGTGTTCCGTTGGAGTTCGGGGACTACGAGGAAGCCGAGGGTGGCGACCACTTCCGCGTGCCCTTCGAGCGGATCCACTACAATGGTCTGCTGGAGCTTCATGCGCGCGACGTCTTCCAGCTTTTTCGCACCGCTGAGCTGACCATCGCCGATTTTCGAACGCCGCGTGCAGGCTATGCGACGATCTGGGGTGACAGGGACGGCGTACCGCTGACCATTGGTGACTTGCTGCTAAGGCGCGAAGAACGCGACCGTTTTGAGGCGGAAACGCAGTTTTCTGGCGCAACAGTTGCGCCTCCACACTTCAGCGCTTCGGCGGACTATCACCAGGTCCGCTGCGGCGCGCGCCAGTTCCGGCTTGGTCCGATCCAGGCACAGGTCGTGCGAGCTTTGCACGCCGCGGCTAGTGGCGGACACGCTTGGCAGAGCGGCAAGAGCATCCTCTCGGCCGCTGGCTCGAAGAGCCTCAAGATGTCCGATGTGTTCAAGTCGCAGCCGCATTGGCGCGAGTTGATCGAATCGAATGGCCGGGGTTCCTACCGCCTCGCTTGCGGTTGATCCCACCGCCGCCCCCCCGGCGTTGCAACGTCGGCCGCGCCTGCTGTGGGATGGTAGAGAGGATCAGAGTGGGATCACCGTCCACCACCATCCTCGCTTTCCCAAGGTTTCTGCAGTCCAACTGATCCCTCTCCGCATCCCACTTCGATCCTGACGACATCCCACCGTAGGATTCTGCATCTTCCTCCCAACGTAAGCCTGCCGGGAGACGACGATGCAACTGAAACACCTCAATCAGAAAGAGCTGGCGCGGCGGTGGAACATCTCCCACCGCACGCTCGAACGCTGGCGGTGGGCCGCCGAAGGCCCACAGTTCATGAAGCTGGGCGGCCGGGTGGTCTACCGGATGGAAGACATCATCGCCTTTGAGCAAGACCAACTGCGCCAGAGCACCGGCGCAGAAATTCGGGCGGGGGCGGCATGATGGTCGCCGGTTTCAAACCCGCTCGAGTGGTGCCGTTTGTGGGCATCAAAAGCCACGACCTCAACGAGGTGTGCTTTTGCGCATGGGTGGCACAGGCGGAACCCGGCGAGACGTTGGTCTACCATCGCGGCTTTCTCGCGGTCGATGCGACTTCAGTCATCTCGAAGCTGCCATCCGATCAGCAGCGTGTCCTGCGCCTGGTGGCTGCGGCCGCCTTGCGCGCCGCCGAGCAGGACCTCGTCCATCTCGTTCAGGCCCGGATCGGGCCGGACCAGTTCGCCTACATCGCCATCGCCCGGAGCAAGCCCCGCCAGGCCGGTGCGTCCCTCTCGGTGCGCCTGCTCGTGGCCGCCTGACCCCCATCCACCAATACGGAGACCGAAATGCCTTTCCCCAACAACACGCCCGGCATCGACGAGTTGATCAACCTGCCCGCAGGCGAGATCGCCCTGCTTCCGTTGGACCTGCTGGCCGCCATGCAGCGCGAGATCGACGCGGCTGCGAAGCAGATGAAGGCCGTCACCGCGCGCTTCAACACTGCGTTGGAAGTCCGGTTTGCGACCCGCGCCGCCGAGGTGCGCAGCGCCTATGGCAAGGACACCGGCACGGTGCGCTTTGATGAGGGTGATTTCACCATCGTCGCCGATCTGCCGAAGCGGGTGGATTGGGATCAAGACCGCTTGGCCGCCATGGTCGAGCGTATCCGCGCCGCCGGGGATGACCCCGCCGAATATGTCGAGGTCAGCTTCAAGGTGCCGGAGCGCAACTATGTCGCCTGGCCCGATGCCATCCGCCAGGGCTTCGAGCCCGCGCGTACGGTGCGGACCGGCACGCTGAAGGTCGAGATCCTCCCGCAAGGGGGTGCGCAGTGACCCTGCCCATCATCACCGCCGACCAGCGGTTGGCCGAACCGCGCGGCATCAAGGGCTGTATCTTCGGGAAATCTGGCATCGGCAAGACCAGCCTTCTGTGGACGCTGGATCCGGCCCGCACGCTGTTCATGGATCTGGAAGCGGGCGATCTCGCCATAGAGGGTTGGCCGGGCGACAGCATCCGGCCGCGCACGTGGGCAGAATGCCGGGACTTCGCGGTGTTCATCGGCGGCGCAAACCCCAGCCTGCGCGACGAGCAACCCTACAGCCCGGCGCACCACGCAGCGGTCTGTCAGAAGTTCGGCGACCCGGCCGCACTCGACCACTACGACACCATCTTCGTCGACTCGATCACCGTGGCCGGGCGGCTCTGCTTTCAATGGTGCAAGGGCCAGCCCGAGGCGCTGTCGGAAAAGACCGGCAAGCCGGACGTGCGTGGGGCTTACGGGTTGCATGGCCGCGAGATGATCGCCTGGCTCACGCATCTGCAGCACACGCGGGCCAAGAACGTCTGGTTCGTCGGCATCCTCGACGAGAAGCTGGACGACTTCAATCGCAAGGTCTTTCAGCCGCAGATCGACGGATCAAAGACCGGACTGGAGCTGCCGGGGATCGTCGATGAGGTGATCACCATGGCGGAACTGAAGGCCGAAGGGGGCGATCCCTACCGCGCTTTCGTCTGCCAGACGATCAACCCTTGGGGCTTTCCGGCCAAGGACCGCTCCGGCCGCCTCGGCCCGGTCGAAGAACCCCACCTCGGCCGCCTGATGGCCAAGATCCGCAAGCCCGCCGCCCCGGCGACCGAACGGCTGACCTATCAGCCGCCCGTCGAGGCAGCCACGCCCGAACACCCGCAATCCTGATCATAGAAGGAAGCACCCCATGGGGTCCTGGAACGATTTCAACGACGCGCAGAGCAACACCAATCTCATCCCGAAAGGCACGCTGGCCAAGGTGCGGTTGACCATCCGGCCGGGCGGGTTCGACGATGCCTCACAGGGCTGGACCGGCGGCTACGCCACGCGCGGCTCGACAGGTGCTGTCTATCTGAACGGCGAGTTCACCGTCACCGAGGGCCAGTATGCCCGGCGCAAGATCTTCACCCTGATCGGGCTTTACAGCCCCAAGGGCCCGGACTGGGCAAACATGGGCCGCAGCCTCGTGCGTGGCATGCTGAATTCGGCGCGCGGGATTTCCGACAAGGACCAGTCGGCGCAGGCGCAATCCGCGCGCCGGATCAACGGGCTCAAGGATCTCGACGGCATCGAATTCCTCGCTCGGATCGACGTCGGCACCGATGCCAGCGGCGACGACAAGAACGAGATCCGCAGCGCCGTGACGCCGGACCACCGGGATTACGCCCAGAACATGGGACTGGCGCCGTCCTTTGCCGGGCAACCCGCCGCAGCGGCCGTCCAGCAACCTGCCGCGGCAACGCAGCCATCGGCAGGCGTGCCCGGCCGTCCGTCCTGGGCGCAGTGAGGGTCTGATCCATGCGCCTTCGTCCCCGTCAAAGCCTGTTTGTGGAGCGCAGCCTCGCTGCGCTCTGCGATCACGGCAACACCCTCAGTATCGCCTCGACGGGGTTCGGCAAGACCATCGCCCTGTCGGCAGTTGTCGCAAAATCCCTCGAGGGGAGCGACGCCAAGGCGTGCATCCTTGCGCATCGCGACGAGCTGACCGCGCAGAACTGGACCAAGTTCGGCCGGGTCGCACCCGAAATTTCCAGCTCGGTGTTCGATGCCGAAACCAAGAGCTGGGCCGGGCGGGCGACCTTTGCCATGGTGCCCACGCTGACCCGGCCCGCCAATCTGGCCGCGATGCCCACGCTGGACCTGCTGGTGATCGACGAGGCGCATCACGCGGTGGCTGACAGCTACCGCCGGATCATCGATCATGTCCGAGCTGCCAACCCCGCCTGCCGGATCTTCGGTGTCACCGCCACGCCGAACCGAGGAGACCGCAAGGGACTACGCGAAATCTTCGACAATGTCGGCGACCAAGTGCGGCTTGGCGAGTTGATCGCCTCAGGCCATCTGGTGCCGCCGCGCACCTTCATCATCGACGTAGGCGTCCAGGAACAGCTGCGCGCTGTGCGCAAGACGGCCGCCGATTATGACATGGCTGAGGTCGCGCAGATCATGAACCGCGCGCCGGTCACGGATGAGGTGGTCCGGCATTGGCAGGAAAAGGCGAGCGAGCGGCCGACTGTGGTGTTCTGTTCCACCGTTGCCCATGCAGAAAACGTCGCTGCCGCCTTCAACGGTGCGGGCATTTCGGCAGCCGTCATCCATGGCGATCTCGATGCCGGCACGCGCCGCCGGATCCTTGCCGCCTATGCCGCGGGCGAAATCCGCGTCATCGTCAATGTCGCGGTTCTGACCGAAGGCTGGGACCATCCGCCCACCTCCTGCGTCGTGCTGCTGCGCCCCAGTTCCTACAAATCGACCATGATCCAGATGGTCGGCCGGGGTCTGCGCACGGTGGACCCCGAGGAACACCCCGGCATCGTCAAGACCGACTGCATCGTGCTGGATTTCGGGACATCGAGCCTGATCCACGGCACGCTGGAACAGGATGTCGATCTGGACGGCAAGACCGAGACCGGTGAGGCGCCGACCAAGATCTGCCCGGCCTGCGAAGCGGAGATCCCGCTCGCGGCCACCGAATGCCCGCTGTGCGGCGAGGCTTTCCCGCGTGAGATTGCCGAGACGGTCGAAGGCGCGGACGCTACCCCACTGTCGGGTTTCATCATGTCGGAGATCGACCTTCTAAAGCGGTCAAGCTTCGCATGGGTCGATCTGTTCGGCGATGATGCGGCGCTGATGGCCAACGGCTTCAATGCCTGGGGCGGTATCTTCTATCTCGATGGCCGCTGGCACGCCGTCGGCGGATCGAAGGGTCGCGCGCCGCGGTTGCTGGGCGTCGGCGAGCGGACGGTCTGTCTCGCGCAAGCCGATGACTGGCTGAACGAATACGAGACCGACGAGAGCGCTTTCAAGTCGAAGGGCTGGCTGAAGCAGGCAGCGACCGAAAAGCAGCTGCAATATCTGCCGCCCGCGTTCCGGCAAGACTACGGCCTGACCCGCTATCGCGCCTCGGCGCTGATGACCTTCGGCTTCAACAAGCGCGAAATCCGCCAACTCGTCGGCCGCGCCAGCCCCGATATCGGGAGGGCAGCGTGAACCATGGGGCGCACATCGTATCGCCACCCGAACCGGCTGCGGACCCCGCGCGCTACTGGCATCCGCGCCTTCAACCCTGCGCCGTTTGCCTGCGACCCGCGCAAGGCTTCGGCTTTTTCAACCCGACCAAACCACGGCCCCGCAACCATCGCTGGTTCTGCTCGATGCCCTGCCAGGCATGGTTCGCGGCCCGCCATCGGAAAGGACTGACCATGCAGGGCACCACCGAGGAAGAACGCCATGCCATCGCTCTGGTGATGAAACGGCTGGGCCAGACGATGGACCAGATCGGCTGGGACAAGCGGCTCCGCGATCTCACCACCGCCGACGTCACGGCGCTGATCGAGGAGGTGCTCGATGGCTACGGGGCCGAGATGTCGCGCATTGCCGCAACGGCGGAGGTGCCGTTTTGACACTGGATTTCAACCCGCGCCCCTCCATGGCCGACCGGATCAACGCATTGGTCGACGAAGCGCTCAGCGCCGAGCGAGAGGCCACGCCGCCCCGGACCTATCTCGGTGCATCCCGGCTGGGGCATGCCTGCGAGCGCGCCTTGCAGTTCGAATTCGTGGGCGCGCCGAAAGACGAGGGCGCGGACTTTGGCGGCCAGACGCTGCGGATCTTCGCGATCGGCCACCAGCTCGAGGATCTGGCCATTCGCTGGCTGCGTGCGGCCGGGATCGACCTCTACACCCGCAAGGGCAATCGCCCTGATGGCGAGCAGTTCGGCTTTTCCGTCGCCGGTGGCCGTATCAGGGGCCATGTCGACGGGATCATCGCTGACGCCCCGGCTGCACTCGGTCTGCGCACCCCCGCGCTCTGGGAGTGCAAGACGATGAACGCCAAGAACTGGCGGGCGTGCGTCAAGGAGGGGGTCACGGTCTCCAAGCCGGTCTATGCCGCCCAGATCGCGATCTACCAAGCCTACATGGAAGCGACCGTGCCGGGCATCTCGGCCGCGCCCGCGTTGTTCACCGCGATGAACAAGGATACGGCCGAGTTGCACCACGAGTTGGTGCCGTTTGATGCGGCCCTCGCGCAGCGCATGTCCGACCGCGCGGTGCGGATCCTTCAGGCCACAGATGCAGGCGATCTGTTGCCGCGCATCGCCGCAAGCCGCGACTTTTTCGAATGCCGCTTTTGCTCGCACGCCGAGCGGTGTTGGGGGTTATCCGGATGAGCGATGACAATGTCATCCAGTTCAACCCATGGCGGGATTTCAACGACGCGTCCTCGCAGATCGACCCGTTCGGCGATGAGCCGGACCCGGTGCAGATCGCGCGGTTCATGCAGGTCGTCTTCGGCTATTGCGACGGTTTGATCCCGGTCCGCAGTTTCATCGACAAGGGCCAAGGGATCGACGGCCGCCCACATAACATCTGGATCGAGGCGAATGCCGAGACGCCGGAAAAGATGGCGACGTTTGCCGCATGGGCCTCGCGCGAAGGCGCCGCGGTCTATGTGATCCCCGGCACGGTGGCGGCAGCAGGACAGGCCAAGGCCGCCGAGATCCTGCAGATGCAGACCGTGGTCGTCGATCTGGACAGCGGCGACATCTCCGCCAAGCGCGCCCATCTGGAACGACACCTCGGCCAGCCCACCATGGTGGTCGAAAGCGGCGGCGTCACGCCCGAAGGCCAGCGCAAATGCCATGTCTGGTGGAAACTTAACGAGCCTACCGAGGGTAGTGACATCCGCCGCCTCTGCGGACTACGCGGTGACATTGCGGCCAAGGTCGGCGGCGACATGCATTTCCGCTCGGCTCACCAGCCGATCCGGGTGGCGGGCTCGGTCTACTACAAGAACGGCCTTAAGACACAGGTCCGGATCGTCGAGCTGAACACTGCCATGGAGCGCGATCTAGTCGACTTCGTCGAGGCGGTGGCCGACATGCCGCCCGTGCCGGGGCTGTCCTTGCAACCGAAGTTTGCCGATCCAGGCAAGCCCGCCGTCGATGACGTGCTGGTCACCCCGGTGCGCGAGGGCGCGCAGGATGACTGGTCGCGCTTCGAGGGTGCCAGTGCGGCGATCGGGCATTTCATCCGCATGGTCCACGAAGGCCGGATGTCGAAGGACGAGGGCTGGGCAGGCATCTGTGGCTACAACGCCGCCATGTTGCGGCCCGCTTGGCCTATCGAGCGTCTGCAACGCGAGTCACAGCGTCTGTGGGAACTGCATGTCCAGAAATACGGGCCACCTCTGATCCGATTGGCAGCCGGGGCGCCGGGGCCGGATGAGATGCCGGCCTTCACCTTGGGCGCGCTACTGGATGACGTGAGCCCGATGCCGGCGGACATTATTGCGCCCCGTGTGCTGACTCCGGGTGGCTTGCTGGTGTTGGGCGGTGCCCCCAAGGTCGGCAAGAGCGATCTGACCATCAGCTGGCTCGTACACATGGCGGCCGGTGTGCCATTTCTCGGCTTCACTCCGCCACGCCCGTTGCGGGTCTTCTACCTGCAGGCTGAAATCCAGTACCACTACCTGCGCGAGCGGTTGCGGCAAATAGCCCTTCCCGCCAAGGTTCTCGCTGCCGCGCGCGAAACCTTCGTGGCCACGCCCAAACTGAAGATGCTGCTCGACAACGACGGCAGCGTGCGGGTGGCGCGCGCCATCCAGGCGGCATTTCCGGATGCGCCGGTGGACATCATCTGCATCGACCCGATCCGCAACCTTTTCGACGGCGGGCCGGACGGTGGCGGCGAAAACGATAATACCGCGATGATGTTCTTCCTGAAGGACCGGGTCGAGGTGCTGCGCGACTACATCAACCCTGCCTGCGGCGTGATCCTCGTCCACCACACCAAGAAACTGTCGAAGCAGCAGTTGAAGGATGACCCCTTCCTGGCCCTGTCCGGCGCCAGCGCGCTGCGCGGCTTTTACACCTCGGGGCTGATCCTGCACCGGCCGGACGAGGATGCACCCGAGCGCAAGCTGGAGATCGAGCTGCGCAACGGCCCGGCGCTGCCGTCAAAGCTGATCGACAAGGTGCGCGGCCAATGGCTCGAGATCAACCCGATGAACGAACGGCTCGTTCGTGCCGAGGTGGGGGCGAAACACGACGCCGAACGCTTGCGCAAGCATGACGTCATTCTTGGCCTGCTGTTTGATGAGGCTCGGCGCGGCAGGCTCTACACTCTGGCGCAGTTTTCCGAGGCTTTCGAGAATACCGGGGGCCTTGGCGGGCGCACCATCGTCCACGACCGGCTCAGCGTTCTCGCCACGAAGGGCAAGGTGAAGTTCGTCCGCGGCCCCGCCGCGACCGGGATCGGTCTTGCCGCCGAGCGGAGCAAATACGGCTACCTCTGCGTCGAAGGCATGATGCTCGGCACGGGTGGCGAATCCATCGATCACGAGACCGGCGAAGTTGGGCCGGAACTGATCCCGGTGCTGCCCAGCCATTACAAATGTGCGCAAACCGGCGCGGTCCTGCCAGTCGAAAACCCCTCGGTCTGGGTCTACCAGGAGGAGGATGCGGCATGATGAATTTGACCGATCAGCGCTGCGAATTCTGGTCGCCTGTCTCCGGATTCTGGCCAGAATCCGCAGATTCTGCTCCCTCCGCGAATTCTGGATTCTGTTTTTTCTCTCATGATTTCATGGGTTTGGAGAGTTCCTTCCAGAATCCGGACGGTCCTGCACGAATTCTGCTCCGGAGTCTGGAAATCCCCATTGGGATCAGTGCGTTGGAGCAGAATCCAGAATCCGGAAAACTCCCCCTAAAGGGGTGGGTGAACTCCCCCCGCGAGGCGGGGACGTTCACCGCCCACCCCTGGGCCATTTCACGGGCCGAAATCTGGCCCGCCCGCCGTCAATCCAGCAGCCACCCTGAGGAGGAAACCATGATGGTTCAAGCAATCCTGACCACCCACATGCGCGAGGCTATCCCCGATCTGCCACCCGCTTTCCTTGCGGATCGGACAGTACTGGCGCTCGACCTCGGCACTACGACAGGTTGGGCCCTGCATGGTGCCGATGGTCTGATCACCAGCGGGACCGTTTCCTTTCGCCCAGGTCGCTTCGACGGCGGCGGCATGCGCTACTTGCGCTTCACCAACTGGCTGGGTGAGATAGACCGTCTGTCCGGACCCATCGCCGCCATCTGGTTCGAAGAGGTCCGCCGTCATGCGGGCACTGACGCCGCCCACGTCTATGGCGGGCTGATGGCCACGCTGACCGCTTGGGCCGAGCTGCGGGGCGTGCCTTACGAGGGCGTCCCGGTCGGCACCATCAAGCGCCACGCCACCGGCAAGGGCAACGCAGACAAGGAGGCGATGATCGCCGCTGCTCGGGCCCGTGGCTTCACCCCCGCTGACGACAACGAGGCGGATGCCATCGCGATCCTGTTCTGGGCGCTCGAAACCAAGGGGGGCCCGCAATGAGCGGGATGCGTTTCATGCCGAAAGGTTACGGCGGCCATCGCCGCAACCCCGATGAGGTCAAGCGCGACGGATGGCGCGAACAGGGCGTGCTTGCCGTCGCCATCGACGATCACCGTCTGACATGGCCTGAACGGGAACTGGTGCGCCAACTTGGCGAGAAGCTTTACGGCACCGCCATGAGCGGGCGGGAGGTGCAGCGATGACCGTCTGGACCCCCGCGCTTGTCGAGGAGCGCTTGGCCGAGGCCGCCTTCGTGCTGAAGCGCCTGCCCGAACCCCGGCGGCAGAGCTATTTCGGCACATGGCCTGCGATCCTGCACAGCTTCGCCGACAAGGTGGGCCAAGAGCCAAGGCCGATGCGCGTGTTGCCCTCGCCGCAAGCGATCAGCCGGATGGAGGAAACGCTGGCTTGGACGGCTTGCCTCGAGCCCATGGACGGTCGCATCGTCTGGATGAAAGCCCATGGTGAACGCTGGAAAGAGATCTGCTGGGCGGCAGGCCTGCAGCGATCAGCGGCTCACCAACACTGGCAATTCGGACTGTCGGTGATTGCGCTCACCCTCAACAAGCGGCGGATCAACCGCAACCTGTCGAAGCAACGGGTGATCGAACTGGCCAGTGGCGCGTAAGCCCGCGCGCCACATGGGAAAATGTCCGCCGGACAGTTTTCGATGAGACAGAAAGACCGGCTGCGGGTTAGTTTCTGGATATACTCGGGAGAGGCGCGCGCAGCAGACAACGCGCCGCTGGCTTCCGGGGTCCAACCAAGGGTCCAACCGGGGTCCATCCCGCTAACCCACTGATTTCTGGTTCCTTCCTGGCCATATTCGTATGCTGGCGGGCGAAGCGCGGCACATCGCTAGCGACAGGGCCGGATTTTTGGGAAGCCACCCGGAAGCCACTGCCGCCTGAACCCGCCTGAAACATCGCAAAATCAAACTCTTGACGCTGGACAGCCCTGGTGGCCGCTGGACCCTGCTTGGAGTCCAGTCTGGACTCCGGAGTCCGGAAGCCAGCGGTATCCACGTTGATCCGAGGAATGACCCCACGATGACGCTGAGCTTTGCCCCGGATCGGATCGAGATGTGGCCGCTGGCCAGGCTCCAGCCCTATGCCCGCAACGCGAAGGCGCATGGCGCGGACCAGGTGGCGAAGATCGCCGCCAGCATGGCTGAGTTTGGCTGGACGGTGCCTTGCCTGGTGTCCGAGGATGGCGAGTTGATTGCGGGTCATGGCCGGGTGTTGGCGGCGACGCAGTTGGGGCTGACCGAGGCCCCGGTGATTGTGCTGGGGCACCTGACCGAGGCGCAGCGGCGGGCCTACCGGATCGCCGACAACAAGCTGACGGAGTTGGGCACCTGGGACGAGGCGCTGCTGTCGGCGGAACTGAACGATCTGCTGGCCGAGGATTTCGACCTGTCGCTGGTCGGTTTTTCTGATGGCGAGTTGGATAAGCTGCTGGCTTTCGTGCCTGAGGGGGACGGTGAAGACGGTGGCGCCGGGGGCTCGGTGCCGCCGGTGACCATCCCCGAACCACCGCGCAATCCTGCCTCGCGCACCGGCGATCTGTGGATCCTCGGGGACCACCGGCTGCTTTGCGGCGACAGCACCAGCGCTGCTGACGTGCGCCGTCTGATGAATGGCGAACGGGCGATCCTGTTCGCCACCGACCCGCCGTATCTGGTGGATTACGACGGTTCCAACCATCCGACACGGAACAAGGATTGGTCGGCGTCCTACGGCACGACCTGGGATGACAGTTCGCAGGGGGCCGAGCTTTACGACGGCTTCATCGCGGCCGCCGTCGCGGAAGCCATCGCCGAAAACGCCGCCTGGTATTGCTGGCATGCATCTCGCCGCCAGGCGATGCTGGAAGCCTGCTGGGAAAAGGCCGGAGCCTTTGTCCACCAGCAGATCATCTGGGTGAAGGACCGCGGGGTTCTGACCCGGTCGCATTATCTGTGGAAGCACGAGCCCTGCTTCATGGGCTGGCGTCGGCCGAACCGCCCGCCAAAGGTGGCTGAGGAAACGCTGCCATCGACATGGGCGCTGCCGAGCTTCGCAAAAGAAGAGCGGCCCGACCACCCGACGCCGAAACCGCTCGACGCTTTCGGGATCCCGATGCGCCAGCATGTGGCGCGGGGCGGCCTCTGCTACGAGCCGTTCTGCGGCTCCGGCTCGCAGATCATGGCGGGCGAGGCCAATGGCCGCCGCGTCTTTGCGATGGAAATCAGCCCGGCGTACATCGACGTCGCCGTGGAACGCTGGCAGGCCGACACCGGCCGCGACGCGCTTCTTGATGGCGATGGTCGGAGCTTCGCGCAGGTGAGGACTGAGCGGCTGGGGGATGCACCGGCCGTGCCTGAAGAAACCCAACCCGAAGCCGCCGCGTGACATGCATGACCTGGCTCTACATCCCTCCGGACGCGCTTCCGGAACCGCAGACGCATGCCTCTTTGGCCTCTCCCTCTGCTCTGGCGCGGGCGGACTCGACCTCGGGCTCACCATCGCCAACCCCGGATATCGTGCTGTGGGCCATGTCGAACGGGAAACCTACGCCGCAGCCACTCTCGTGGCGCGGATGGAGGACGCGTCCCTGGATCAGGCTGTTGTCTGGGACGACGTTGGAACCTTCGACGGCCGCCCGTGGCGTGGCGCGGTGGACATCATCACTGCGGGCTATCCGTGCCAGCCGTTCTCCGTCGCAGGCAAGCGCCGAGGCGCGTACGACCCTCGCCACCTTTGGCCCCATGTCGCCCGCATCATCGGCGAGGTTGAACCGCCATTCGTCTTCCTCGAGAATGTCGCCCATCATCTCCGCCTCGGCTTCCCCGAAGTCGCCGCAGGACTGGTCGGCATGGGCTACTGCCTTGCGGCAGGCCTCTTCACAGCGGCGGAAGTCGGCGCGCCCCACAAGCGCGAACGTCTGTTCATCCTCGCCATCCGTGAAGGCGACGAGTTGGCCGACCCCGCGCGCCTGCTCTGGCACCCGGTCGAGTGGCGGCAACCGGACGGAATTGCTGCGGCTCTGGCCGACACCGAGGGCCAGCGCCAACGAAAACCGGCAGACGAAACCCACGCCGTCGCAGGAAGCGGGGCAGCACGGGATGAACCTGGCGACGACAGCCGCGATGTGGCCGACCCCGCAGATCGACAGCTTCCGCAGTCGGGGCGGCGAGCGGAAGGACGAGAAGGGTCTCGACCGGATGGCGCGCGATTGGCCGACGCCGATGGCAAACGACGGCTGCAAGCCGAGCGCGGGCAATCGCCAGACAGCGGACCTGACCCACGCGGCGGGAATGTGGATGACGCCGACGGCGCGGGATCACAAGGATGGGGCGACGACATTGGTGAACACCCCGGTGAACGGCCTGCTTGGCCGCCAGGTCCTGGTGATGACGGTCGCTGGGAGCGATACCTCCGAGCTGCGCCGGACCTTGAACCCGCTGTTCGTCGAGGCGCTGATGGGCTGGCCCACCGGGTGGACCGGCTTCGCCTCTGTGGCAACGGCGTGGTCCCCCTGGTTGCAGCGCATGCGCTGCGAACTTTGGCAGCTGAATTGCTGGCAGATTGATGAAGCAGCAGCATGAAGCAGTCCCGCATCATGTCGCTGGTCGAGGCAGTCGCTAATGTGGTCGTGGGCTATGGCGTCGCGGTCGCTACCCAGATCCTGATCTTCCCCATCTTCGGATTGCACACGACGCTGGCGCAGAACCTGAAGATGGGGCTGGTCTTCACCGTCGTATCGATTGGCCGCAGCTACGCCTTGCGGCGGTTGTTTGAAGCGATCCGGCTGCAAGTTGCTGGCCCCCAAGACAAAACCAAGCTTCCTTAGTCGCCGTGTTTTAGGTCCTCAAGGCGAATACGGGTTTCCGCGTCGCCCCGTATCCCGTAATCCTTCGTTTGAAGGTCGGCAGGTCGCGGAATGGCACGCAAGAAGACGTACTCGGAGCAGATCGCAGATCACATCGCCGCGGTGGTGGATGATCGGGGCATTGAGCATGTCCTGCACTTCACGTTGCTGGAAAACCTATCAGGCATCGTGAAGCATGGACTTCACAGCCGGTCGGTTCTTCAGCACGCTGACTACGATGTTTTCGCCAGCGATGCCGACCGCCTAGATGGACAGGACGGCGCGATTTCAGTATCCATATCGTGCTACTATCCAAAAATGTTCGAGGCAAAGCGCTATCGATCCGGTGGTGCGTCTTGGGTGATCCTAAGCTTCGATCCGAGCATCTTGTGGAACTATCACTGCCTTTTCTATCGGTATGGTGCCGCAACAAGCGCGACTAAATATGAGCATGGCAAGAGGTACGGCGGCTTCGCGCTAGAACGAATATTCGCTGACTGTACGGTAAATTTGGATGAACGTGGAACCGGGTTCCGAGAGGCGCACGGTCTCCCACCCAATTGGCCAACCTTTCCTGAGACCGAAGTGCAGGTAATGAATTCTATCCATCCAGATTATCTTTTGGGTGCATGGGTTGAGACACGAGAAGACCAAGATCGGGTGCAGAAGGTTTTGGCTGATTGTGGACGCGAAAATTGCGACACCGTAGTGCACCCGTTCGAACCGAGAATTTGCCGCAAGCCATATTTTTGGGGCTGA